CTGTCGATTGCATCGCGGCCAATTCGTTTAAGGCCAGCCACAAAGTCACCATCGGTTTTAGCTTCAATGGTTTCTTTGTATGCGTTCTCACGCTCAGTGTTGAAGTTGGCAGCTTCCATGACTTCACGGCGATTTTGTAGGGAATCAGATTGGGTGCCTTTAGCCCAATCCATTGCTTCCCCAACTGCATCAGCAGTCCAAGCACCGGCATCTTGATCCAGGATACCCACGCCAAGCGAGGCCAGCCCACCCAGAGCACCACCTAATCCGGTAGCAACACTGGTCACCCCATCAGCCACATCACGAATTGGGCTGGGGTTTTGCGAACTCATGTCGTACTGAACCTGAGCAGCAGCATTTGCACGCTCAGCAATCATGTCGGTAGCAGCACTGCCGTATTTGCCTCGCAGCTGTGCTGCATTCAAACCACGAATGTCTTGCTCAAGTTCAGGAGCTGCATCATCAGGCAAACCAAGCAAACGACCAGCAGCCATTTGATAGCTGCTACCCAAACCTGCTTTTTTGGTCTCAGCAACAGAGGCAACCGATTCTTTCTTTTGATCTAAAAGACTGGGTTGAGTTGGGGTCAGTTCCATCGCCGGAGCTTCCCACTTATTAGTTGAATCAGGGCCAGCTGCTTGAGAGAGCAGTTTGTTAATATCAACCATTGTGGTGTCCTTGCGATGTAAGTTTGTAGGGGAGCTTTATACCATAAAAAATCAAACAGGCACAAAAAACCCCACCTAAGTGGGGCTGATTGTTGCACCGTTCTTACTCACTGACCAGACTGCTGTTGGCTTTGAAGCAGAGCCTGAAGATTCCGCTCAGCCATTGCCAACTCGTTACGGTAACGAGGAATGGTGTCCTTGATACCGGGCTGAGTGCGGGCACGCTGAGTGACTGCAACCAATGCTTGTTGAGCAGCAGCATACTGCTGTTGGGCAGTGCTGATTTTACCCATCACTGCTGTACGAGCTGCGTTGGTCAAAGCCTGGTCAACAGAAGAACCACTGTTGTGGGCTTTGATTGCAGCTTCGATTCCATCGTCAGAAACACCAACCTCATCACCCCAATTGCTATCAGTGAAACCGGTATTGCCGTCTGCCCACACTGGATTAGAGACAGCAAAGTTTCGCTGAATAATGGCACCTGCTTGGGCAGCGTTAATGGTCGGAGTACCCTTACCGCCATACTCTTCCTTGGCACTGTTATTCATGATTTCAGTGACTTTCTTGGCAATCTTAACCGGGTCACTTCCTTTAAATTCACCCTCACTCAATTGTGTGGATACAGATAATGGAGTGGCGTTATTGCCAAAGTTCTTCACCAAATCCTGAGCAGCATTGGAAGCTACATTGCCTGCCATCAGCTCTTGGCCGGACACTGCCAAAACTTCTTCAGTGGCACGATTGATGTTTGGGTCAGCCACCCATTCATCCACATTACCGGGTCCAGCGTTGTACGCTGCCAGAGCCTGTTCCACGTTGCCGTCATACTTACGCAGCATGGCAGTCAGGTAGTCTTTACCAAAACGACGGTATTCCTCTTCTGATTGATTTTGGAGAGGTTTTACGCCGTAACCAGGGTCTTCCCCAGTTGCTCGCATAACCTGAGTTACACCACGAGCACCCTTGGAAGAAACTGCACTGTTGTCGCCACCAGACTCTTTCTCAATAAGGAAAGGCATCAGCTTTTCAGCTTTCTCCTCAATAGAGCCAGTCAGTACACCGGCCTTACCCGTGATGGTTGAAACGTAATCACGGGTTTCCGCAAACGGAATATTCGCAGCAAAACCAGTAGAACCTGAACCAACAGGAGTACCAGCAGCAGGGGCTGTGCTGCCGCCAATTGGTGCATACAAGCCAGGAAACAGACGACTCAATGCAGCAGTCGCATTGTTCCGAGCACCTGGAGTAAGGTCCATTTGCTCCAAGCCAAGACGTGCATCGTCGGCATTTGCCGATTGACGCATGATGTCATTGACTGCGGAAATAGCCGACTGGGTATCTGAATCAGACCGCACAGCTTGCTGATTGCTCAAGCGACGGGAATCAGTAACCAGAGCACCACCCTCTAAACCTTGGATGTTTTTCATGGTGGATACGATCTGGTCAGCTGGAAGCATGGAAAGCTGTGGACCGTACTTCTCTTGTGCAGCAGCAATGCCTGCCTGATCACCACGAGCAGCAGCTTGGCTGATTGCCATAAGCCCCTCACGAGCAGCGTCCGTGTTGGTGTCTACTTCCTGAGTACGATTCAACGCATATTGATTCGTGGCGTTGGTCAGAAGGGAACCAACACGATTACCCAACACGCTCTGTGCTTGGGAAGAAACGTGAGCTGGGTTGATGCCAGCCATGATCTCACCAGATGCCAGAGCAGTTTTGTAAGCCTCTGGGTCTTGGTATTTATTGGCAGCAGCCAGTGCAGCAGCATCCGCTTCTTCAGTACGGCCTGCCTTGAATTGCTCCAAACCATCACCGATGGATTTAAAGGCATTCGACAGCAGTTGGCTCGAAAGACGTTGCCCTTCGATTGCCCCACTGAACTGAGGGGCATCTACGTTACGCCAAGTAAGAACGGCCATGATTTACCCCTTAGCGGCTCAGGCTATTTTTCTGAAGGTAGGCTTCAGCATCTTGTTGCGAACCACCTTCAGTAGCAGTACGGGAACGAATCCGATCAGCCAAAGCCGTGTTGTACGATTTGATCTGGTTGTTCAGATTGGTGTTGGTGATCTTTTTGGTGAAATCAAACTGATCTTCTGCCAGACCTTGGGCTTTGCTTGCACCCCAAAGGTTACCCAAAGCAGCAAGACCACCAAGAGCCAATTGGCCTGTACCAATGTTCATCCCCAAGCCACTGCCGGCAGTGGGAGGTACAACACCAGCATTTGTGCCAGGCACATTGCCAATAGTCATACCAGCTGCCGTGTCACCAGCAGGGAAAGCGGTAGCACCATTGCCACTGCCCATGCCTAGCATGGAAGAGAGTTGCTCCCAAAGGCTGTTTGTGGCGATGCCGTTGTTTGTCTGGGCCATTTGGCTACCTCAATTCAGTTCGGTGCTAATCGACAGATCGGCAAAGTTGCGGAGCATTTCGATACTCAACGACGCCAATTCACTGCCTGTCATCAGGGTACGGGACAGAAACGATTCCCGGTTTTCCCCTGCCTGTAAAAATACATCAGTAAAGCTCATGGGGTTAATCACCCCTTCGCCTCCGAAACCTAGATTTGCAGCGGTTGCCGCATTGATCTCTTCAACTTTGGCTTCGTAGGTTTGAACCATTTCATTGGTTTTTGCCTGTATGCCTTCAGCACTGCTTTTCAAATAATCAGCATAGGCGTTGCCTACAGAAGCGGTGATCTTGAGCAGGTTATCAGCACGGGTAAGCTCACCAACCATAGACCCCATAGGTTGTCCAGTAGAGTAACTGGTTCCGTATGCGATTGCGACGATGCCTGCAATTGTACCTACAATCGCACCAATCTCTTCACCAAAAAGAGCAGTTGCCCCTGCTTGGATGATCTTCATAATCAGCATCGCAGCAATGGCGTTTGCCAGTGTTCCCACCAGAATAGCCATTGCTCCCGTAAAGCCTAAAGCCGCACCCACAGCAGCAGCTGTACCAAGTACCCCTCCCCCACCAGCAGCTAAACCCCCACCAGCACCAGCAGTAAACACAGTGATGACAATAATCACGATGATCAAAATGATTTTGAAAATCGTTGTTTGATACCACTTCTGTTTCACTTCCTCGTAGGAGTTGAAAACGATATAGGCATTGGCATTTGCCATCTGGGTTGCATGAACCAAACCAGTTGCCCGGTAAATCTCCTCATGGAGAGGAATGATAAAACCAGACACCTCACTGTCATTGATTGCATCTTGGGCACTGATTCCAACACCCTTGCCTTTGTAAATCTTGTTCTCATGGTTGAGGCCAAAGATCATCAGAAACTCGTAATACTCAGAGTCAATCTGGTGATAGATGTAGGTAAAGCTGTTCGCAAAAGTGACGTGGTATTCACCGGCAAATGCGTCAGGTTTGAACTTACCAAATCCCTGATAGCGTTGGATGTTTGACCAGCCAATACGCATGTCGTAATCCAGCTTGCCGGTTATACGCAACACACTTCCTGCACCGGAATATTCCTCATACAAGTAGTTGAAGAACTGGTACAGATACCGTTTGCTGGAGTTGTCCTTGGTATTAAGGGATACACCAAAAACAATGTAAGCATGGTCAATGTCACCAACAGAATCGTTGTCTGCGATTTTATCAATCAGCTCATCAATGTTCCCGTTTTGAATGGCTTTCTTATAGCCCTTCTTCACTTGTTGGTAGATGGAACCATTGTGGCTAGGAGACAAGAACTGGCTGTTATGTCGAATAGGCAAGTACGGAAAAAATGCCCCACCATCCTTAGACAAACTGAACATTTCTTCAAAAGCTAGGTTGTCGCCATTCTCTTTGTACATCAGGAACTGTGACGGACCTTCTACACCAGCTTCACTTGTGATGGTGTACTCAGCGTAGAGGTAACGAGAATCTGAACTGAAATCAGTCAAGGTTTCTGTGTAGACAGTCGGAACTGTTTGCCCAACTTGAAGTGGCAATGTAATGGTCATCACTGAAGAAACAGAGTCGTAATCGACTGTGTATTCCAGCTCCACTTCTGTTGGGTGATTATCGTACATATAGGCATCAGCCCAGTACGTGTAATCACCACCAGCAATAACAGCACTTTTTACAGTGACAACTTCTAAAGCAGTGTGTGGAATGGCAGCAGCCACAACAGCTTCATCAACATCAGAAGCATCCACAAACTGACTTCCTGTCATACCCAAGACAGCGTTGAATTGGCCTTGCTTGGCCCAACGTAAAAAGGAACGCATACGCATTCCCGGTCCTTTGATCAAACTCTGTTGTATCGCCCCAGTGAGATCAGACTTGTTGTCAAAAATCACAGATGAGGCGATTACAGTTTTGATGTACCCAATAGGAGGTTCGTCACCGGCCAAGTTGTAAGTGGTCGATGACACGTAGATTTTTTTCTTTCCACTGAACCAACCCATAATTACAACCCGTTGTTTGCCCGAATGACGCTCAACACATCGTTGACAGCTGCGTTTTGGAACTGGGTCGGAGCCAGCAAACCTTCATCAATGGTCTTCTGAGTGATCCAAGCATCCGAGAACATCTTGGCTGCTTTGGTCTCCGCATCACGCTGATAGCTCGTGATCTGCTGGAGGTACAGCTTCTTCTGCGTACCCATGATGCCTGTGACTGCTGCACCATCAGTACGGTAATCAAGAGTCTGAGCACGTTGTACTTCGGTCTGCTCAACCACCATTGCACGCTGACGCTCAAGAAGAGTCAGCTGAGCTGGCAGCATGTTTTCCAGGTTGAATTGGGCAGTGCAGTAAGCGACAGACTCACCTGCGAGCTTCAGCTTGGTCAGTGCGAAATTAGCCCGTTGGTTCAAAGCTTCCAACTGAACAGCAGCCAATTGAACTTTGGCAGTTTCCAGTTGAACCAAGGCAGTAATCGCCTGCACTTGCGCAGACTGGGCTTGCCAGAAAGACTGGTCACGATTGATCAAAAAAGAAACAGCGTTGCTCATGGCACTTTCAGTAAGTGCGACATACGCCTTGGTGTACTCAGCACCGGTAATTCGACCTTTCTCAAATTCAAACTTTAGGTGTGCACCCATAGCTGTCATGAGGGAGTCGAAAGCACCTTTACCGTCAACAACGCGCTCGGTCAATTGCTCCAGTGTAATTGGGGCAACAGGCTTAAACAGAGCACTGTTAGTACCACCTGGAAAAGTGTACTTGCCGTCAGACAAGTCAACACTGGGAATGGTGAAATCTTCCCCAGCAGTCAAGGATGCAATAAGGGCATTAGCCTCTAATTCAACACCACAGCTCATCTACTTTTCCTCTCTTAAAATAAAACGGCCCGTCATTATAACGGGCCTTTTTCTTCATCGACTCTATCAGTCAATGCTGCCAGCTGCTTTTTGCGCATTGGCCAGCTTGGCCAATTCAGCAGGAGTCAGATCAGGCAGAATTTCCAAGGCAAATTCTTTAGCCATCTGGCTCTCAACACGAACATGCCCGGTACGACGATCTTTGATCGTGCGGATGCTCAGAAAACGACGAGCTTCCATCAGCTTGTACAAGCAGTATTCGACGTGGAAACCGTCATCGGTCACTTCACCGAATGGCACGAACTTACGGACAGTACCCAGGTACTCGTTTGCAACGGTGAGGATTTCACCCGGCAAATCTTTCTTCTTGGGGTCCAGGTTGGTAATGCGCAGACGAACCAAACGCATCTCAGTGTTATAGAGATGTTGGCGCAGGCTCAGCTTACGAACAGGAGCTGCAACGGTTTCGGATGGGGCATCGCCAACATCTTCAAGTGGATTCTTCTCAGCCACTTGTTCACCGCCTTGCTGTTCACCTTCGTCGTTCTCACGCATCTTGTCAGCAATACGCTGACGCAGAGTATCGACGCCGATGTTATTGGAAAAAGGCACACCCAGCAGGGTTGCACGTTGCTTCAAGACTTCCAGCTCATCAGGAAGGTCTTGTTCTTGCTGTTGCATTTCTGGCGTATCCATCAGTCTTCCTCGTGCGTTCTTGGAACAAAGGGGGAGTTACCTCCCCCAATGTGTCACCCCTTAGATAGGTGCAACGGTTTTGGCCAGAGCGATACGCTCAGGACGTTTGACCAGGATACCGTAGTACCACTTGATCGAACTGAAACCAGTTTCACCGTATGGATCGTTGCGGTCGGCAGTTTCCTTGCCAGGCATTTTGGTCATGACGGAGAACTTCACGGTTTTACCATCGGTTTGGAAACCGATAGTGGTGAAGCTGTCATCACCGATAACCAGCATCGGGAACACGTCGTAGTGCTCAGCACCACCGCTCATCGAAGAACGGAAGCCAGGGTTGTCATCGACTTCAGCACCAGCACCGGCCCAGTGCAGCATCTCAGGCACTTGGATGATACGGAACTTGTCGATGGAACCGATCTCACCGTTCATCACAGTACCGGCATCGGCGTAGTGCTGAATTTCGATGAACGCTTTGTTGTCGAAAAGGTCTTTCATGCCTTTCAGCATTGGGACGATCTCGGAACCAACGTACATCACGCGAGTGGCACCAATTACCTTGGTGTCAACATTGCGGGAACCAGTGATGATACGGGTCTGCACCGGGCAACGGTTGTCGGTCAGGATTTGATCCAGACGCATCAGGTTTTTGTAGCTGATGATCGAAGCCGGAATTTCCGGGATACCACCGTTAGCCGGGGTCACTTCACCAGTGATCTCGCTGTTCTGGGTGGCAGCACCAGCAAACAGAACAACACCAGCCGCAGCCAGCAGGTCTTTTTGTAGTACAGCTTCGGTCAGTTGAACGGCACCGGTCAGCAGCTCACGAGCCAGGTGATCCTTCAGCATGTCATCCGAATCGAAGTCCATCGACTCTTGGGTGAACTCGGTGAAGAAACCGAACTTGTGAATCGAGCCTTCACGTTGCAGACGAGTGAAACCAACACGGTTCACACGACCACCGTTCTCGGTCAGGGTCGGCAGCTTGGAGGTGATAGCACCAACGTCTTTCGAGGAACCATAGAGGTTACCGTTGACGATGGTGACACCGTTGGCGTCGATACCTTGGTCGTTGATGTTGCGCTCATCCAGCAGAGGCACGTACTCAAAAACCTTGATGCTTTTACCGAAGTGCTTCGGCATGTTGGTTACGCTGGCGAGCGGCATGAAATACTGCTCTTTGCGCGATTCGATGATCGCTTTCTTCAGCCAGAAGAAAGTATTCATCTGGTCCGAGTTGGCACCATCAATCGAAGACTTTTGCCCGTCAGCGGGGGCGTTGTAGTTCAGCATTTGTTATTACCTCAAAGGCGGCCTTGGAAATCTTTTAAGAAGTCATCGTCACTCATCGCAAGCGGATTGATCAATGGCTTCACAGGACGTGGCGAACTCCGTGTAGGAGCAGCAGCACTAACTTTTTCACCGTTCTTCACTTGTGGTTTTGGGGCCACAGTGCGAGTCGCAACAGGAGCCGGTTTTGCAGTAGGTGCTTGTTCCTGCTGAACAATATCAGCAAACGCACCAGATGCCACTAGAGCATCACCAACTTCTTTATACGACTGAAGAAACGACTGTTGCTGCGGAAGTTGGCCCAGAGTCTTACGACGTTCAATCTCAGTGACGATCCGGTCATAGATACCGGTTTCTCGCTGCACGTTGATCAACGACATAACACCAGGTTGCTTCCAAAGTAGCTCCTTGCTGGCCTGATCCCAAGTCGAGTTAATGACGTGAAGTGTTGCTTTACCCGAATCACTGCTGGAGATTTCATCCAGAGCATTACGGAAGCTTGCTTCTTCATCACTTACAAGGTGATTGCCTTCTCGGTAAGCTGTATCAGCATTGACATCAATATCCATTGGGTCAATTTTTGCTTCTTTTACAAGCTTGGCAATTGCAGTCGGGTCTTTCTTATCCAAGTCGATCAGATACGAAAGTTTGCCCTCATCCAACAGCCCATTGTTTTCCAACATCAGCAGCACCTTACGGTGCGGTTGGAGGTCTTGCATTTTGCGGGTGTAGTTGGCACCCATCTTCATCAGTTGAATAGCTTCTTCCGGTGTACGGAGTTCAATCATTTTGCCGTTTGCTTTAAACGGTTTCATGATCTCGTCGTGGAATTGCTTGTAGTCAACTGGCTTGGCTTCAGTCTCTTTACCTTCAGTGCTTGCTGCTTTTTCCTTTCCAGGTTCGCTGCCAGCTTCAGGTTTAGACTTGTCGCCTTCTTCTTTGCCTTCATCCAGTTGAGCCAAGTTCTCCGGGTCATCCTCTTCGGATTCCGGCTTACCTGGTTCCTCTTCTTCAGTTTCAGGCGGTTCGGTATTTTCAACCGGCAAAGCAGTATCGGCTGGGGCATCATCAGAAGCAGGTTCTGTAACCTCTTCAGCCCCAGTAGGCTGGGGAGTTTCCCCAGCCGCAGGGCCAGACAGATTCAGAAAGTCTTCATCAGACATAGCCAGTACGTCTTGAACTTCATCATCAGCTGGAGTGCCCATTACTGGTTACCCTCCTCACGACGGGCTTCTTCCAAAGCCTCTTCCAGAGGAACGAGGTCACGTTCAGCAGTGTTACCCATCTGAACCACAACCGAAAGGAAACGGCGCAGGTGACCGGCAGACTGTGCAATTGCCAGCGAGTTCGCTTGGTCAATCGGGGAGAGAGCTGGGTCAGCAGAAGCTTGTGCATAACGAGCACACTCCTGAACGCAGAACTCCTCAAGCACCAGACGGCGGAAGTCTGGGTTGTTCGCCAGACGCAATGCGGTTTCACGACGCTCAATGAGAGTCTTGGAATCTGCCAGTTGTTTTTCCAGAGTATTGACTTCAGACATGCTGATTAGTCCCTTGCGGTTAATTGATTACAGGTTGTGGGGCGGAGGGTACACCAGGTTCTACATTACTTGGAAGTCCGCCTTGTTCTTCAAGTGTATCACTAAGTTGGTTGAAGCCAACAGCCGCAGAAATATCAGGGGCTGATTCGCCTTCTTTACGTGGGGCAGTCAGTGCCTTAGTAATCTGAAGGTCTTGGTTACCCTTGGCTTGGCCTTTTTGTTTTTCCATTTCACGGGCATGTTTAGTGCCTGTTTCCTGTTCAACGTAATCCAAATCTTTGATGTCTTTTTCAGCCAAAGTAAGTTTGGCTTTTGCATCGTTGACCATGATTTCAGAACGTAGTTTCTCGTTCTCAAGCTCAGCTTTTTCAATGGCCAATTCTTGCAGACGAATCTGCTCTGGGCTTGGTTTAGGTGCCCAACGACGAAGCTTCTCAGCCAACTCAGGCATACGCTTCAAGTCAGCAATCTCAGCCAGAATCATCATCACAACACTTGGGTCATGGTTCGGGCCGATTGTCTGAAGCATGAATGCCAAGTCTTTTGCTTTGGCGTCATCAACTTCAGCAGTTGAGATATCGGTCTCAAGATCGAAGTTACCGATCAGGTCTTCCCGTTTTACCTCAATGAACTCTTTGTTCGTAATGCGGATGATTTCAACTTCAGACAGGAACACGCCGTTCATGGCGATGATCTTGTTACCAATCTCCGTCATGCCTTTTGCAAGACGACGCAGAATAGCCATTTCACGTTTAGATGCGGCATCCAGAACACCCCGGATACCTGCCGCCACATCCCCATAAGCTTCCCCGCTGATGCCACCACCAAAGGATTTAACCCCGGTGAGTGCTTCTGCTTCTTGGTTCTGAAGGTTCAACATCAACAGTCCAGACTGAGGCAGCTCAGGGTACTTGTGCTCAATGACGCCCTGCTGTGGATGCACGTTAGGGTTGAACTCGTAGTCTTCGCCATTCTCATAACGACGACGGTTCAAGGCATCCAGCATGCCTTTGGCAATGCCTTGTTGGCTATTTGCCGAACGACCAAGAAGGTCAATCATCCCACGGGTAACAGCACCCAGAATTTTCTGGTTGTCTTCCAGCAATTCTGCGTCAGGCTCACCGTAAAGATTCCGCTTAACCGGGAGGTATGGAACCAACACGAAAGGAAGTTTGCCGTCCGGGAACGGGTTTTCTTCCATACGAATTGGCACATCACCAATCCAAGTAGCAACGATTGGGGTCAGAGTGCCGTCACCGTTGATATCCTGAAAACCCCAGTATTCGTAAGCCACAACCTTTTTCCGAAGGGAGTCGCTGAACTGGTAGCTATCTGGTGTGCTTGTGGAGTGGTCAGGCTGAGCCAATGGGGCATTGCCTTCCCAGTTCACTGCATCCAGGTTTTTGTAACGCTCAGGTTCCTTGAGCAATTCAGCTTTGTTTGTCTCAAAGGACACGATCACAAACAGAGCTTTACTCAGATCACCGTTACAGGACGGGTCGATGATTACGTTCTGTGGGTCCAGCAGATCGACAACTGGTTGGTTGATCAAGACTTTTTCAGTCTGGACTTCTTCTTCACCAACCTGAACGGCATAAGTTACTTGCTCAGTTTCCAGGTAAAGATCAATCGCAGCTTTCACTTCCTTGGGAACAACTTCCTCGTATTCACGAGGATTCTGCCCACGCAGGTCCATGGCAGCTTGGAAGACTTCAATCTGGCTTTCGTCTTGGATCGGCAGGAACTCGTATGTCGGTGCCATTTCCGTGATTGGAACGGTCACCCGTTTCCAGCCAACACGAGTGATCGAAGTACCTTCGTCAACAGTGGCACGAACAAAGTTATCGACAAACTGCACCCGGTTCATCTTCGTGCGGAATTGCCAGTTCAAAACCAACTCATTCTGTACAGAAGCAGGACCGTCTTCAAAGGTAACCGGAGACACTTTGAAGAGTTTGTTGGTTCCCAAGAATGGTTCTGTCAGTGCTGCATAACGCCACTCAGCCTGACGACGAATGAGTTTGGGCTGAACACTGGAACGACCGCTCGCCTTCTTTGGTTTGGCAGAGCCACGCACAGCCATGAGATCAGACCAACGTGTGATGTTGGACATCTGGCTTTGGTGAGCTGGACGTGCGTTTTCCAAATCCTGTTTGAGAGAGCGAATATCCGGCTCGATCTCCCAATCAGTCAAACGCGAAATGCCACGAGCATCCGGCTGGTTCTTGTCTTGTTCCATGTCAGGTCTCATTCATTAAGTAATTTACGGTCAGCAAGTAGTTGGTTACCCAACTCAATCAATTGCCGTTCACGGAGTCTAAGAGTGTCCCGGAGTTCTGCAACCAGTGATCGGCCTTCTTCAAGAGATTGGTCGAGTCGGGCTGCATGGCTTGCAAGGTTGTCTCGCTCAGCTTCGGTGCCTTGGGCTTGACGTTTGTAGGCAGATTCTCTACCGGCGCTGAGCAACAACCGCTTAGCAAAACCAGCCCGCTGCTCAGAAAGAGCAAGGTCATAATCGTTTTTCGCTTTAGCAAGCTCATCGTTAATCCTTGTAGTCGTTTCAATGTGAACCAATTGGTCTTTGGCAATTTGGTCTTTCAGCTTATCAATCTGCTCTTTATGGGCAATTTTTTCTTTGTCCCATTCTCGCTGAATCTCTGCTTTTCCAGAGGAGATACCTTCAGAGTACACCCCATAGAAGATTGCCGAGACAAGAGCAACAAAAGCCAGTGCAATTACCCAATTGACTATTTTCACTTAACTTCGTCCTTGCAGTGGGACAGGGGTATGTTGCCAATTCGATTGTCCACCCAACCTGGAGTGAATCCTGATAGGTGACTCAAGCTCATGTAGTGCACTGCCTGCTGGGCATCCATGAGTTTTAAAACCAACTCACAGGCACGAACTTTACCCCGAACTTTTTGTAGACCTTTATAGGAGGTAATCGTACCAGGTCCGACTTTTCCATCAACAACAATCGTTGGGTAATCCTTACCCCCTCGATTGAGTGCGTTCAACGCTGTCTGGAACCAACGAGAAGAACGCCCTGTGCCAGCATTCACACCGGCATCTACTAATTTGTGACCAACAGCAGGGGACACCTCAATCACTTCTATGTACTTGGGTCGCTCAATATAATCCGCGACATAGATGGTCTTTGCTTGCTCAAGCGTCAGATCCCGCATTGGCCCGGTGTATCCATTGGCTTTGGCAGTTGCAACTGTGATGCCGTGGTTTGTTTCGCCACCGGGGTCTTTTGGATTATTGACGTAACCCCCTTCCATAGCAAAAACGGCAGACAGGACTACCCCAATTGCCGACACCATGCCTGCTCGTTCTTTCCAACTACTCGTCATTTTCATCGGCCCCTTTGAGCTTCAGTATTCTCCCAAAAATACCAAGAACAAACAGCGATAGAGCAATGTGTTGTGAGTTAGGGATGTTCGCCTGCAATTCAGATGGTATGGCCAGCCATGTTTGATTGACGATCTCCCACAGAACCATCAACACAGCACCCACTGTACTGATTTGAATCGAAGCAAATTTCCAGGCTTTCTTCCAATCAGGCACCAACTCCAATTTTTTCATTTGAAAAAGGCTCCGATCTCAGCCCGGAGACCAAACAGAAAACCAATAATTCCTGCCCCAATAGTCCAAGCCCATTTACCCATCAGACCAGCCCCAACAACCTTGTGTTTGATTGTGATGAACTCATCAATCGTAGGTGTCGCTCTCGCCAGAGAAGACTCCACATTCTCAACACGACTACCAATAGCGTTCAGTGAATGGCTTATAGAATCGATCCTTTCACGACTCTGACGATGCTCAAGTCTGTCCTCTTCCATGCGAAAGAGAATGGTCTTCATCCGTTCTTCTTGGCGGGCCATCTGAATTTCTACAGACTCGTTGCTCATAATGGTCAGACCCTTTCTTGAATAGTTGGGTGGAATCTTACCGACTCCACCCACTATTTTCTAATTGGAATTACTCGATTGGTTCTGGTGAGAGGAGTTCTCTGTGTTGCAAACACAAAGCCAAAGCCTCAAGCACTTCCCCTTGCTCAAAACCATAAACCTCAAACCCATCTGGATTTTTAGTAAAGGCACCGTGCATGTCGGTGTCCTCAACAACTTGAAGTGGAACCAACGAAGTGACCAGACGGTGGATCACATAACGGGCTTTCACCAAGTCGTAGCCAGCCACTGCACAGAAGACTGCACCCTTCAAAGCAAGCCCAATGTCGTGAGCAGAGGGTGTTGTGTACTTCGGATCAAGGTAGCTGTCTTTTGGGAAAGGTGTGCCTTGTGTCCAGCCTGGTGGACGCCAGTCATTAGGAACACCTGGTGAGTCTGGATTCTCCACCATCCACCCATGCAACCAGTCAAAAAACCGAGTATTGACGGCAACAATTTTAGCCATCAACTCCGGTGGGATTACGTTGTTGGTTAGTGTTGCCTCATACCAGGTGCGCCCCATCGAGTCGAATGCACGGTACTGCCAACCATCCCATGCTGGGTTACCGTCCGGACCATCCCAAACCCAAGTGTCGATCTCCCCGTTTTGCTCACAATCCCACAGAGCTTGCAGGTAAATGTGCATCCATGGTCCAAAAATCTCATCAGGACTTCGGGCACGAAATTGCTCTTGCGCCTCCAACATGAAATCAATCATGCCTTCCAGTTTCTCCATGTCATTGGCATGAATCCATGGGGTACCGCCCTGGTAACCAGCAACAATGGGACCACGGTACGGGAGCACAGAAAGACGATTACGAGGGCCATTCAGTTGGAGACCAAACGGTAAAGCACCAATGTAGCGGACAGGTTTCCGTGTCGCATTAGTAACTTCTACTGTCCCAATTTTCCAAGTATGGGCTGTCGGGTTTTTATCGGTCAGAATCACTTTACGCAGTGAACCAGCAGAAGCAGTAACGGGAGTTCGTCCAGCTAAATAGGCAATGCTCAGTGTCTGTTCTTGGTCGTTTTCATCACCGTGAACACCTTCGGCTCCATTGAACTGGAAGGCCAGAATTGCCCCGGAAGCAGGTGCCGTTGGTGGAGTGCCAACGTTTTCTTGGACCGTGTGTAGACTAAACTGGACCCAAGACCACCCACGCTCTTTCACCTGGTTCTGTTGCGGACACGGTGCTGCCCACAACCAACCATCTGAGTCTTTGACAACAAACAGCATATCCGAGGTACTTGTGTACATCAGCTTAGGCGGTTTGGTGATGTTGAATGCTGGGTTGATTTGATCGTAAGTGATACCAAATCCGGCTTGAGCATTCGGAATAGTGAAACTCTGACACAACAACTGTCCACCAATGGCAGTTGCCTTATAACCCACGGTGATGTCTACCCCGTCATTGAAGTCGAAGTAGGTATTACCGGGCAACCAAACGTTGTAGTTGGCCATGTGTTTATCCTGATAAGTTGAGGGGGCATCTAATGCCCCCTCTCTGTTTTACAGTGGCAGAGCGCTCGTAACCTTACGCAGACTGTTGTTCTTCAAAATGATACTCCCCACAACACCAGAGGTGGAGCAATCAAACGAGAACTGAAACTTGAAGTCAGCATACCGAATGGTTTCACCAGATTGGTAGGGTGGAACAGTAATGGCCGGTGCTCTCATATGGATGGTGCGATTGCCTACAGGCAAACGGATTTTGTCCATATCAGATGGTGGCCAGAAGAACAGATGGTTACCAAAACTCTGTCGAACAGAGCCAAAGGTTTGGGCTGGTATGTTGGCAAAAGTTGACAGTGCCAAGTTGCACGACAGCATTTGCCCAACCAGATTCACCATCTTAATGTCGGCTTCAGCTAGTAAAGTGTTGCCAGCAGAGAAGACCGTGTTAGCCCGTGGATCACCTTGGTCAGGCGAGTTCCAGCCCCAGTTATCCCAAGGTCCATGTTGGTCTCGTGGTACAGAGGTCACCACCACAAACGACTCGTTTTTGTTACCAGTGGCTGGGATATTGAGGTCAATTTTAATTGCCGGAACGCCCTCATCCGTCACAATAGAAACAGAAACAGTACCTGGGGCAAAGGTAGCATCGCCCATGTACTCAAGCACTTTGGGGTATTCACCAGCAAGGTCACCCCACGTGTAGTTCATGAAGTTTGAGTAGTTGCCTCCAACACCAATCCCCATAACTTGGTTTTCGTCGTTGGTGGATTTCCACAGGTTCCAACAGTCCGGCAACACACCATGCTGATAACCAGCATGGTTACCTCCAGATAACAACGCATTACCCAGTCCAGTTGCCCAACCAATAGAACTCAGGTTGAACGAAACAGGAATAGTGGCTGTGGCTTTATAAGCCGTAAAAGACAAACTGCTGTTTGGAATGATGTTTGGTCCAAGAGTCAAAGAACCAAGTTGAGTACGGCTAGGGCGGGCTGGAACTCCTGCCTCGACCATAACTTCAGCCAGTTTTCTGCCCATCACGTATGCCCCAATTGGTCCGGGGTGCAGACCGTCATGACAAGCAACATGTCCTGGAAACTCAGGGCTGTAATTACCCAAAGTGTAAGTGCCCAGTGGATTTACGTCATCCGACACCATGCCAAAAGGGTCAATCCCATTCGGACCAAGAAGGTCTTCTGTTGCATCCACAAGCCAGATATTCGGGTGTGTACCTGATGCTACCCACGAACGCAGACCTTCGTTGACGTCTTCAAGACGTGCCCGAATAGTGTCCATTTCGCTGATGCTATAGCCCTTCAGCAAATCCCGAGTACGTGGGCAGATCGCCATGAGAAATACCCATTTGCCTCTGCTCGCTAAGTCAGTAGCAGCCCGTTTGATGTTGAACAAAACTTCAGGAGCAGGAATGTTCCCCGAAAGGTCGTTAGTACCCCCCATCATGACAACAACATCAAAACGACTGATGTTGTTCAAGGCAGCGTACATTGGGCCTTGCCAAAGCACACCATCGCCCAGTGTGTCATCACTTTCCTCCCACCAATTGACAACCCGTGTACCTGCAATTGCAAAGTTCAAACCATGCTTTTGTCCCTGAACGTCTGTGGTAATGCCTGGTTCAAAGGACAAACGACCATCCAAGATATGGTCTGCATGTGTCCAGTAACCACACACACCAGATCCCCAGTTTTCATACATACCAGTGTTCCCTTTAGGGGGAATGTATGCGGTGTTGTAGTGTGTGATTGAGTCACCAACCATGGCCAGGCGACGGCCTGGAAAAGGTACAGCAGCATATTCTGGAAGAGTGCTACCGTCGTCTTCCCAATCACCAGATTGAGTGCCATCTGCATCGCCTGGGCTTTGCTGAAACTGATAGAACTGACCAACACCCACATTCTGCGGAACACTGTCAGGACCAATCAGTAAAATCGTTTCGTATACCTGCTCATCCTCACCACTAATAGCCATAGACACTGTTTGGTTAATGGTGGACTTCATGTCCACAGCAAACTGTGAATTGGCTGTGTAGTCGATATAGACAGGGTTGTTTTCAAAAGCAACACCGTAGCGAATAGGCAATCCACTACCTACTTCAGCAGACTCATTCTGCATAGTGAACGCAACATACCCATCTTGAGAACGTTCAGCCACATAGCGTGAAGTAGGGGGCACCGCATTCCAATTGGTGGCCGGATCGTCGATGTCATCACGACCATAGGCATAGCCATAGGTCAATGGGAAATTATTGTAAGGCCCGTCTGCTCCTGCCTGGAAAATGCGAGTGTTGTTCGACTCTTGATCACAGGTTTGAATCCAGACTTCCATCATGCGATCAAAAGCATTCCGCCAATCAGGGTTGTTTGGCTCCATCTCCATACCCAAGGAGAAAGCATCAAGGAACCAGTGAATAGCATCAGCCGCCGTGGACACCTCGTTATCTGCCAGCTTACGCCACATTGGCCAAGCCTCGTACAGATCACCGTAAGGCACCATCACGTCTACAACAGTGGTGCAGTAGTTCACACCACAGACGGTATTCGCGTTTGTAGTGAGGACAATTTTACCTGGAGCACCGTCGTTATGTTGGCCAGCTGGAATAGCAGGTTGACCAAAGGAACCACCTTTCTGGGTGCCAAAGATCTTGTTGCCACCGGCGTCGATGTAATACTCGACATCGTACTGAACCCCAGTTTCCAAATCAGAAAACACGTTCAACCAAACAAACGTAGATTCCGGGCTGACCACCTGATAAACAATGTCAGGTGCGGGGTTCAGTTGACCAACTCCAGCCGTGAAGGTCACAGAAGATTGGGTGTCACGACCGTAGATATAGCCACTGAGTGCCAAGTCTCCAGAAGACTGCAATGGGCCACGGACATTGAAAGCTGCCCCACCATTACAAATCCATGAGTGATGCCAGCCTTGACCAGTTTCATCTGTGGGACGTTCCCCACGGAAAAAGAACTGGCAAGCAGCATCAAAAAGAAAGTGGCAGAAGTCTGCTTTAGCACTGTCACCTGTGGCAATGGCAGCACGAGCCATACCACGAAGCATCAACGAGACACCTTCAGAAGACGCAGTGCCCAAAGGGGTGTAACCCCCAAGAGCACCTTGGTCCGGCATCATGTTGTTCAGTACCAAGCCTTGCTCTGTAATTAGAGGAGGCAAAGTAGCCATTTGTTATGTTTCCTTTAGTTGGTGTGACCCACACAGAGCCAGTAGAAAGTATTGTTGGCCCCGTCCAAGACGTAACGCCAAACGGTGCCTACCGTACCTGCGGACGATACAGGACCGCCCTTGACCGTAATAGTCCCGTAACCAACTAAACCAGGGTTCCATGTAATCGACGAGGCAGCACCGTCAATAAACACAACTAACTCAGCACCTGGGTTGAAGTAGTCAGGCATCTTTATGGTCAGTGCCCCACCACCAGTTGTACGCACATAGACGTTCTGCATTCCGGCACCGATATTGTAGGTGCCTCCCGCTTGAGGAGAGGGAATAGCAGTATTCGGAAAGAGTGCAGTTGCTAGCGACGTCAGACCACTAAAAGTTTTGTTACCTCCAACACTTTGGTTGGTTGTGAGATCCACCCCACCGCCACCACCAGCAGCTGGCGTTTGCCAGTTTGTAGCAAAGTCCGTTCCGCTGGTTTTAGTCAGAACTTGTCCTGTAGTGCCACCGGCAGGAACACCTGTACCCGCAGCACCAGTTGCACCTTTTAAGGAAGCAACCACAGAACCCCAAGCACCAGCAGTTTTAGGCCCGTAATAGTCGCCATTGGTTCGCAAATAGAAGTCACCATTTACGCCTGTGCCACCATCAGGAACACCCGCACCAGTAAACCATTTGGCACCTGCTGCACCTGGACTGCCGGGTGCTCCCTCAGTACCAGGAGTACCCTCCAAATCAGCCAAAGCAACGATATTGATCCAAGTAGGATCACCCACCAGCCGCCACTGCACATGCGTGGCACTGGCCTGTATTTCCACAGATTTACCGTCTTCACCGGCAGGAGCAACCAACTCAATCCATTTAGTTGGGTCGCTCAAAGGAGCAACTGTTGAGGCGTAGGGCACTGTGCTGTTCAGCACCCACATGGAAACAACACCAAGGCTGCCCATAGAAAAAACATAATCACCAGGATCGTAAGTTGCAGCCGCCCAGTTGCCTTTGTTAGTCAGTCCAGTACCGGATTCCCCTTGCTCACCCTGCTCACCTTGGATGCCTTGCTCACCTTTCAGCGAAGCAAGGGAAACCAGATCAATCCAACTTGCGTCACCAACATAACGCCATTGAATGTGAGTGACGCCAGCTTGAAGCTCAACTTCACGCCCATCCTCCCCATCAGCACCCGGCGTACCGCCAGAGCTGTTTGCTTGAATCAAAGCAACAAGTGCAGTTTTATTAGCCCGCACAGTTTGAAATGCTCCACCAACTCCAGGGATGATGCCAATCAACTCCAAGGCATCATCGTAAGTGGAAGCAACCGGGTATGTATTTAGTTTTGGCATGATCAGCTCTCAAGTTCGTTTGAAGAAGAATCCAGTAAAGGATTCTCTGAACTGTCCAATAAGACGTTCGGGCCTGGACCCGGATTAGGTACAGGAGTTGGGTCGATGTTGTTGAATGGGAATGACCCAGTGATAACGGTCAACTGGGAGAAGTCGAGCGTGATTTCCACGTCGTTTGCTTCAATGTCATCAGACATTGTAAACAGTTGCAGTGCCAAGCGGTTAGCGCCACTCGGTGCAGTGATCTCAATGAATAGAGTACCTTCCTCAACGCTATCACCTTGTGGCCCCATCACAACATTCAAGCCATCTGTGTAGTTGTTCCACGAAGTATCCGTGAACATGGCCATCATTCCTAACTGCCAAGCAGCATTCTCAACACCAACACCACCAAGCATGCCACCTGTATTCCAACGAACCTTGCACGCCAGTGAGTGTTTCTGCCCGGGGGTTACAGCAAATACAGCAATGCGGCTGACCACAGACGTGTTACCTGTAACACCGATTGGTCGAATAATTCGTTGCCAATTGCCTGCTTCCGCAGGTAGCAATTGTCCAGTAAAACCAGTACCCAAGGTAAAGTTGTTGGATACACCACCAGAACCAGCAAACAAGGGGTTCGGCACCAAGTTACTACCACCAACTGCTGTTGGTAGTGGCAGTGTTCCATCTGTTGGAATGTCACCAAATGCCCCGCTATCAACGGCGTAACGTCCAAGTACAGTGTAACCGTAGTTACTAAAGTGCAGCCCATCCGGGTTCATGTAAGCCGGCTCTGCACGGTAAGAGCCAGATACCCGTAGTGCTTCAAACGCATCCACGAGGGGGATACCAGTGTCCCGGTGATACTGGCGAATCATGTCGTTCCAAGAGGCAACGTTTGCGTCCTGCCCGCTCGTATCATTGCGTGGTGGAATAGTCCACAGAATTGGGTAAATTTTATTGGCTACAAGGATGTCGCAGATCTCTTTGATCTGATTAACCCCACCAGTTCCTGAGTAGATGCTGTTAGTGCCAGAGGCAACCACACACGCTTTTGGGCGAGGACTCATTGCCAAAATTTGTGGCAGCTGTAGCTCCAATGCTTCTTGCACGGTACTGCCAGAAACAGCCTTGGTTCCCCGATAACGAAGACCGTGGTTACCGTAAAAGCAAGCCTTCACCAACCAACCGTTATTTAGGTAAACACCACCCTCAGTCAACGAATCACCTACAGCAGTTATGCCGTAAGCAGTGGGAGGCAAGTCAATAACAATAGGGTCCACTTCTGGCTCTACAGGCACATCATCAGATGCAACTCCAGTAAGGGTAGCCGTCACCAACCCACCAACACCGAAGGCAACATTAAGTGTTGCTGGGAAACTGCCCTCAGCCGTTGGAGAGAAGACAACCGTCAACGTCATCACCCCATTGGCAGGCACGTTACCAATGTCAGGCGACACAGTATAACCAGCACCAACAACCGAGGAGGTCACCGTTATTGCTTCATCGGTGCTGTTCTGTACTTCGATTGTCCGGTAATTCTCAGTGCCAGAAGCCACGGTTCCAAAAGGCACTGTGTTTAGCGAAAGAGAAATCTCAGCTACAGGAATCGGAGTAATGAAAGGTTCCAGATATTCCAGCTTGAATGCCTGAGCCTCATGCCATTGACCAGCAGGCTGTTGGCCGACCAAGCCATCGGGGTCACCACCAGGGTTCCAGGCCCAGTAAGCAAAACTGATGTCATGCTCATCACAATAATCAGCCAGAGTGTCCATCCACTCTTCGTCAAGTGCCAAGTTTTCAGCATCGTAGCCTGCACCCTGCCCTGTAATAGGGTCACCACCAACACGGAAATAGGAACCAAATTCACCAATCCAAACAGGTGCGATACCCTCTTCAGCAAGGTAGCCCCACTGACGACGCCACACTTCTGCCATGTTTTGCGGGTAAGGCAGGCCAGCATACCCAGCACCGACACGGCCTTCAGGGTCAAACCACGGTTGCATCACCACACCGTCAAGGTAAGTGCCGTATTCGTGTGGAGAGTAGACAACCTTATTTGGGATGTTGAGTGTGACTAGAGCTGATCCAGCAGAATCCAGCTTACCGCTCCACCAAGTGCCCCAGTTGTATAGCCCCATCTGGCTTTCAGTATCACCTTCGTGACCTACCGGAGTGTGGTCCACGTTGCCAGTGACACCCTCGCAGATGATCAACACATCAGGGTTTACAGCGTGTACCGCTTTACCTGCACGCTCGAAATAACCAAGTACACCTGTCAAAGGATCACGATCCCACGTGCAGACGTGTGGTTCATTGATCATGTCAAAGCCACAGACCACAGGGCGATTCTTGTAGCGGTTTGCCAAGAATACGTGTGCAGCAATGGCCTGAGCCTCAGAACGAGGTTCCCGCTTCTGCCCAGCAGTTGCACCAACATCATCGGGATGGTTAGTGGTATACCACTTGCCGTTAGTGGCCAAGACGTTGCTGTCATCTGGGGCCAAGGTGTGCATGTCCAACACAATACGCAGACCAAGTGCCTCACACCAACCAACGAAAATGTCCATGATTTCCATGGTCGTCTTGACGTTTTGTGGGTCTTCACCCGCCGTAGCATTCAAAAACTCAGGGTTCATCTGAGGATTGATATACGTGCTGTTCCAGTAACCACTGCGGGTTTCTGGTTTGTAGCCGGGCCAAGTGCAGTCTTGGGAAAACAGAAGACGAATAGAGTTAAAGCCCAGTCGCTTTATCTCATCCAACATCCCCTCACGAAGAACTCCATTAACGACCTTGGTACGGAAAGGGCGAGTCCATGCCCCACCGGGAACGCCGGTTTGCTCAAACCCATACCAATTGATGGAACGTAGGCGAACAACCTCACCTGCTCCCTTCTGGTCTTTGAGCTTACCACCTACCGCAGTTAGGTAAGTAAGATCGCCTAACTCAGGTTCTGGATCAGGTGGCGGCACTTCCTCACCAACACCGTAGCCAAGCAAAGGCACGTTGTGAGGACTGCTTGGTGCATTTGAGGTAAAGGACAACTGCCCATTACGCACACCAGCAGCAGTTGGTTTGAATAGGATCTTGAGTTGGTGTGAACCAAAAGGAGGAATAGTAATACTCATGGCACGATCTCAAAGTCACCAGTGATGGCGATGTTGTCGATAATCAGGTCTTCGTTGCCTGCGTTTGTGATCGTGTACAGGAGCAGTTGCGACTCACCATCCACGTCTACACCATCCTCAAACTCAATTGAAGTGTTGGGCAAACTTACCGAAGGACCGTCGCTGATAATGGCCGGCTGAACAGATCGTTGTAAGAACCCCCACAGGTTTTCCAACATGGCAGTCACTGAGCCAACGTGATCCCATATACCTGTGCCCAGTAGACGGAACGTGTATCGCCCGCCTTGACCACAGTTGACGACCAGGTTGCCAACAAGCAAACCGAAAGTGCTTGGCACGAACTTGACCAAGAGCGTAACGGTACGGCCTGGGTAGATGATTTCCGGAGCTGCGTTCACCAACTCGTAGTCAGCAGAGGGGACCAGGACACTCTGAACATGTAAAGGCTGAAAGCCTGTGTTTTCCAACACAAGTTCCATTGTCTTAGACAAACCCAGAACCAAACCACCGAAGGCCAGTGTGTTGCCCTTCAGTGAAGTCAGTTCGTAAGGGGGCTTGCCCTCAACCCAGAGTGGGATCTCTCGACTGGAGTGGTTGGTGAGTGGATTATCCCGAAGGTAATCCACTAGAGGCACAAATGGTTTCGTCATGACTTACATCCCGTAAGTGAGGAACCAACGAACAGACACACCTTGCAGTTCAGCCGGTGCCTGCATAGTCAGTGTTAGCTTCAGCTCACGTCCTTTGATGTGGGCCATGAAGTAACCAGAGTCAGCCGGGTAAAGGCCACCTTCGCCGTCATCCAGCATTACCATGCTGGAAGTAATCAGATCAGGGTTGACCTGGGTAGGCATGGCAATCGAGGTGGTTTGCCCCGGAGCACCAGCCACACCAAATACTGTGGTGTTTGACTTGATGTCGGTGGCCACCTTGAACAGGGTATCCATGTGCGTAGCCAGGTAGGCCAGCATCTGAAGGTTACGTGAGACAAGCAGAACTGTGTCGTAGGCAGTCCCGATCATCTTGTCTACCAAAGGGACATTACCGCCCAATGGATCAGCACTTGGTCGAAAGCTCATTAAATCCATCCTCGTTTTTCAAATCGTTGGTTTGTGGTTGATACAGTGGAACTCACCAGATCGTGTTCAACTACCTCACCACAGACACTTTCGTAAAACGCCAAGTGCTCTTGTGCTTTGTTGGTGGCTTCTGCTGTGTTGATGTGACTGTACACTTTATAGGCAATGTACGCAGTCAGTGCGCTTTCCAGAGTGTCTGGAATGAAAATGGGTTGGTCCATTTTCTCATGATCCAGCACATCATGCTTGGTCTGATACGCCACGTTCAGTGCACTTCCAGCAATAGGCCGGGGAACCTGTAGCACTTTAGCTTGTGGCGTAAAGACCGAGTTCGGCTCGGCATCATTGTTCAACGGCAACCGACAACCATACGTGTCATACACGGAAAGAATCCGAATTACCTCATCGGTAAACGGTTCCAACGGCATATCCAGTATGTAGGTCACCTTCTCTTCAACAGGCGTGTGGTGTTTAGCAAACCGAGGCAGAAGATGGTAGTTGGTGATGTGCTCGTGCATCTCGATCAGAACGTCTTTCTCACGCAGAGGAAAGCGGGAGTGCAAGCGAGTCAGCGCATCGTTTGCATAAAGAATGATCTTGGGTCGAGCACTTTCAATGATCGTCCCATTGCCTTCACCTGACATAGACAGGTTGGACAACTCACCGTAGGACAGCTTTTTGTACAGTTCTTCAATGTTCATATCGCCTCACACGATGTAAGAATCCAAAGCACTATGGTCTTTTTCCCGACCCTCATACTCATAGATTTCAACCTCATCAGGCAGCACGGGTGCGGACTCTGAAGGTTTCCATGGTTTCAAGTAAGCCAGTTGGGAGATGGTATCCAAGCAGTCATCCTTACCCTTGATACCACTCTTGGTGGTGAGGCGGATTTGCTCTAAGAATTTACCGACAATGATGCTTTGTTTCATCTCTTCGGGAAAGTAAATCTTCCGTGCTTTGAACCAAGGAACAACCAGGTTGAACCGTGACAGCTTGTCCACGACTGGGCGAATACCAGGGGAACCGCTCTTCTCAGAAGAAGCAAAGTTGAACCAGATATTCCGAACGATCATCTCGGACTGGAGCCAGTTAATAAAAGCACCCTGCTGACCAGAGACTTCAACACCAACAAGCTGTGGTTTGTATTCCTGAATCCCCTTGAACAGATCATTGATGGTCTTGTCCATCGTCTGCTTTTCACAAATACCATCCACCCAGAACCAGTCCCCGTTATGGTTGTAGGCCCAGTGGGATATCACACTGTCGTCCGCTGTTTGCTTAGCCGATGTGGCAAAGTCGGTTGTTGTGTAGAAGTTAAAGCTATGGCGATTCTCCAGAAGACGAGCACGGGAGTACCAACCAATCTCCTCTTCTTGCACCAAGCGTTCTTCTTCAGACGTGATACGAAGCATGAGTTCCTGATAAAAGGAAGACAGCTTGCCCGTCTGAACAGCCATCGTGTATTGCTCTTGGATGTAGTCAAAGCTGAAGCGGTCCTCCCATGCCCCACAGAAATCCTCTCGTGTGCAGGGGAAGCGTTCACATACCGGCCATACGTTCACATCCCACGCACCAGACTCAACCGCTTCAATCAGAATGTCGTCAGTGTTGAATGGCGTACCGTTGAAGATCACCTTGCGCCGAGTTGGATCAAGGGCGTGGTTCACCCCCTTATAAACAGTGTCTTTGATCGCTTCCATCGAAACCTTCGACTTGGAGTCGTCATCGCTTACCAAGTCATCGAGCACACATAGCACCGGTCGCTTACCGAAAATCTTCGTACCACGAAGACCAGTCTTGGCACCAAACATCTTGACCCCAAGCATGTGTCCTTCGACGTTCACAAATTCCAGATATCCGTCTGTGAATGTCGCGTGTGGAATCCACTGCTGCAAAAAGGCGCTGTTGTCGTAGCGAAACTTGATGTTCTTCTTGGCAGACTTCACGCCGTTGTCCATCGAGTCGGACACGTAGATCATGCCAGTGACCTTACCCAATCCAGGTAGGTGACCGAACATCGCAATGAAGAGCACCAGATACTCCATAAACAAAGTCGTCTTCGCTGCACCACGGAAGCACAGGTTGGCGATGTACTTGTTTGGAGAGATCACCTTGTCCAACATCTTTAGGTGAACAGGTGGGGTTTTGTGGCTTTCGCCTTCTTCGCCATTGACCAGCTTGATGAAGTTCATGAAGGTCAAGGCAAATTCGGATGGCAGGTAGTCACTGGAGTTCAGCTCTGAATAGCTGACCTGATTCAGCCACTCGTCAAGCTTTTGCTTTTGCAGCGTCATGGTCGTTCTCCAACATACCCATTTGACTGATCGACCTTATCCTTTGCCAGCTTGAGTGCAGCGACTCGTTCGTCCTGATGGGTGAATCCCATCAGAACAATAGCAGCTGGACGCTCTCCATTAAGAACAGCGCCCCGGAGTTTTGTTGGCCAAACATAATTCTGTTTCTTATTGGACTTCCAATATACCTCTATGATCATACCACTTCGCCTTGGATGATTCGTTGACCAGCAATCTCGCGGGTGTTCACACCAAGCTCAATCAATTCTTGCTGACGCTTGGCCATAGATGCCAATGCTTCACGCATCTCGTTCATACCACTCGACTCATTGATATCAATGCTGATCTTACCAGCTACTTCTTTCGGTTTAGCCAAGTGAGTGAGGATAGAGTTGGCCGCAGTGGTACGCACCATCTCGCTCTGTGCGTTTTGCATCAGGTCCACTTGAGTATTGATAGCCTTCTGATAGTTCTCTTGGTTCAACAACCACACTGGAATCAGCGACTGTTCCAGGATTGCGTTGACCAGTTTACCTTTGTGGTACGCAGCAACGTATGAAGAGATGTCTTTGCTGGACGTACCCTTAGCCACCAGTGCTTGATGCCGGCTTGGAAAGGTTTTGAAGTAGGCGTCTTGGTTGCTGTACCCCATGTGCTTGAAGCTGACATAGGCAACGGCATGCACATAGTCTTCGGACTTGTACTTGCCTTCCTTTAATACGTGGGCGTAGCTGATGAAATTTTGCTGCACCTGCTCGGCTATCAGCGGGTCTGCAACGATGTTGTTGACCAGATCAGCCAGTTGCTGAGTAGCAGCAGTCTTCAGGTTGGCAGGCAGCGCCTGAGCGATTTCCTGTTTAGTCAGCATGATTCTTCCTCTAATTTATGTAGAGGGGAGTCTCCTCCCCTCTTCCTTTATTACTGGGTTTGACGAGCAACGCGAGAAGCGAGGCTGTTGTAGTAGGTCTGCATAGCCGAAAGCTGATTGAGCATATCGTTACGCTCTTCTTGGATCAGGCTCTTGAATACATCGCCTTCGGTGAACATACGCAGCTTGGTGATGTTACCACCCAGAGTGGCCAGCTCGCTTTGCATGCGGGTCACATGGGTTTGCACCTTTGGAGTAGCCACAAGGGAGTAGCTTTTCTCAAACACATCTCGCGGTGACCAGGAGATGTAACCGTCAAAGCCAGCTACGTTGTTGATGCCACCGTCCACGTATTGAACCAAGTAGCCCTCATCCTCACCGTTCTCATCGAGCGGCAGGCTCCAACCACGCAGGATGGTGTAGTCCAGACGATTCATTGGAACAAAGTGAACAACCTTCTGGCCGAGCGCAGTCTTCACAGGCTCTGCTTGATGAAGGATCGCGCCGGTAGGTACGCCTGCTTTTTCGATAGCAGCAAGACGACACTTCAGCTCATAGCCCATGAGCATCCAGATTTTTTCTTCGGCATTCTCTCTGGAGATTTTTTCGCCGGTGCTCTTCACGTAGTTCTCAGGACTGGCACACGCAGATTCGCCGGTCACCATGAAACCGTTTTGCAGGGTGATCACGCAGATGGTTAGCAAGCCGTGGTACAGGAACTCCACATTCTTGATGTTCGCTTGTTGCATATCCCGAGTAACACGGGGGGCAAGGGCAGCGGCCTGAAGTTCTGCTTCGGTAATGCTTGTGGTCATATCTCTCTCCAATACATCTCTAGGGTATGCGGACCACCCGTCTATTTTTTCTTTGGGTGGTTGCTTCTTGCGATTTACACTTTAGACTCTTTATAGTTTTTGCTCAAACTCTTTCTCCTACAAGGACAAGGAGGGCCATTCCTATTGTCTGTTGATACTCAACAGCCACAATAAAAACTGAACTTCCCTAATCAAATGAACGTGTTATATTCGCGTTGCGCCTGGGCTGCTACCAGGGGTGATGCTTCTTGGATTGCCATAGCAACCCTAGCGGAAGTGGGGATATAACAACCGCAGGTGACGGGCCGCTACTCCTTCTGGAACTACACCAGTCAGGTCAGAGTCACTAGCAGAGGCAGTCTGCTGGAAAAAAACGCAGGGGGAAGGGATCAGGCTTACATTGGCTGGTCCCTTCTTTTTACCCACTACTTCAAGATATCTCTAATGACCGACCACCTATTTATGTTCAGAAAAGATATTGGATGGAGTCCTTCTTCTGAGACTTATCTGTATTCGACTGACTGCAAAGACACAGTTCTTCTGGTTATGAACCAAGAGGAAAAGCACCTCTACACAGGGTTGGCTTTGATGTACGGCAAGTCACCTGAGCTGCTGATCTTCTCAGAGGACTACGATCCGTATGGGGATGCTGCATTTGGTAGACAGGTCTTCTGCACCTTCAAACCAAGCAACTCTTAAACATAGAACTATCTTTGTATATGGAGGGGTAGCCCAAAATTTTTCATACGGATTTTGGTGGTAGGCATGTTTCGTGGTACTTCTCACACATTCACACCCACCCCAAATAACAACTACCCCCCCGGTATCACACTCTCACACCTCACACCCTACCCCACCTTCTAGGTCGGGACGCTCTGCGTCTATTGGCACTATCGCCACTACTACTTAGGAGTATCACCATGGCTACTGCACGTCTTACCTTCGGCTCTATCTTGGCCACTGTAAACACCACTGCAAACACCATCACAGCTACCCTCGACGCAGCCAGCTCTGGCGTAGGCATGCTCAATGCCTTCGTCGATAACGCAGCTAAACATCAGAAGGCTCGTATCGCCGTCGATAACGAAGACTTCATCGAGAACCTCATCCGTGACAAATCACGTGAACGCACTGCTTCCACTCTGGAAGTACAGAAGTTCATCGCTCAGTCACCGGAACATGCTGAAGCTTACAAGTCAGCATACGAAACCTACACCGCAATCCTACGCCCTGCAAAACAGGGCTAAATCCCACCTAAACCGTGGCGGCTAGCAACCGCCACATCTACAACCCCAGGAGAGTCACAGCGATGGTCAACTATTTGATCCTTCCAGCAGCTTACTGTGCCTTCGGCACTTGGCTTCTACTCAGCGCGCTGAACGCGCTTAACCTACCAATCTAACAACCAAAGAGAGTCTCTTTATGCTCAAGCCACTCATGTTCATCATGACCGGAATCGTCTACTCGTTAGTCTCATTCCAAACTTGGGAATATCTGTTCGGTGTAAGCATGAAAGGCTTTCACCCACTCCTAAGTTTACTGGTCTTAGTTGGTGTAACCATTGTCTGCCTTGTGGCAGTCAAGCAAGAAAACTAGGCGCTCCGCGCCTTTTGGGAATGATCCCTAGAGCAATCCTGCTCAATCTCTTCACTGCATCAAGGAGTAACATCATGGGCGATATCAGCTTTGAGAAAACCTTCGGCAATCAAGCCAAAGCAGCAACCGCTGTTAAAGAGGATCGCCCTAAAGCGAACCTCTGGCTGAACATCGGCTACAGCGTTGAAGTCGATACTGCTGAAGGCGTCGAGCAGCGCTTCGTAAGCCTGCCGGTCGGCATTCCATTGGACACTATGGAACCTCTGCCGACCAACAGCCGCAATGCAGACTTCGCTGCATTCCAAGCAGCACGCAACAACCTGCATGAGCAAATCATGGCAGCTGCTCAAGCACTGCAACCAGGTGAGGAGAAAATCCTCAATCTGCAAATCCAACTCCGTCGTGTCAACGAAGAGTCGGTTGCAGTTGACTCCAGCAAAAACCAGTTCATCAAACCACTGGCGCTGTAACCAACAAGGGCTATCTCCACTCGGAGGTAGCCCTTTTAATGCGTCAGAGATAGTTCAAAGCTCAACTCTGAGTTTCAACTCACCTAAATACTAAGTTGAACTTTTAACAGTCATTTGGCTAAAGCTACCTAAACACTTAGAGATAAGTATGAGGAAGAAACTATGTCACTAAAAGACCCTGTTGATAAACGTATACGTGATCTCATCATTCGCCACGAGAACTGGAAAAACCAATGGAAAGAAGTCAATTACGGCTTTTCTGTTGAATGGGTAAGTCCTCGTGGGAAGTACATGACGTACTCAGCTTACTGCTCTGAAGTGGAAAAGCATCTTCAGAACACCATCAAGAAAATCAGAGAAACACTGGACAAGGAATAGGCAAAAATGAATGTCATTGCGCTAGCAAAACTACTCAATCAGTACATCAGCCAAGGTGCTGGTGAATACCTCATTGCTGCCTTTAATCCTCCTGAAGGATTGGGCAGCGAGCTAGTAACAGAAGTGGTAACACGCGATGTATCCAACGTGCTGGAGTTCTACACCGGCACAGTTCCTCACAATCCAAACCACATCAAATGGCAAAAGCGGGATGGCTACGAATGTTCCAGCGTCGGAGACAAACGCTTCAGTGCACTCAATGCTCTCATGCCAGATGGTCGCTCAATTGAGATGTGGTATCAGTGCGACATCAAAGGCTATGACATTGGTGGCACTGATTGGAAGAAGGGCAAAGGCAAACCGCCTTTGTTTGAATTTCCAAACAATCAGCTATGGCAGCTGTATCTAAATCTGTGGCGACTGTGGGCAATCCAAAATAGCCATCTGATTATCGAACTCATGGAACTGGCAAAAACAAAAGACAACATCTTGTCTGATTGCTTTGCATCCAGCCCTATCAACCAAGCACGAGCACTCGCCACCATTATCAATGAGTGGCTGGTTGGGAGTTAAAAATGACAACTCGCAAAATCCATATTGGCAGCACTACTGCCGCAGTACGTGATGTATTCGGTCTCTCAATACAAGAAGCCAAACAATTTGTAATGAGAAGGTCTCTACTAAACAAAGTAGACGACGCATCATCTATTGATGATTTAAAGGAAATTCTCTCAAGTTTGATAAAACGTCAAATGGGGGAGGATTCCCACCAAACAGATAGGATAGATGATTTCATCAAAACCTATGATCAAAACAAAATGTAAGGAGAAACACATGCACCTCTTAGCAACTGTATTTATCCCTCCACATGGCAAACAAGAAATCATTGAAATAAAAGATGTAGCTGTTGAAGACAAAGAATACTTTGTCAAAAACAACATTGATATTTCAATGGAAGAACTCAGCACTGGCGTGAAAGTAGTTTACGCCGACTGGGGCAATCGTATGACCGATGGCACACCAAAAGAATCAATGGTGTTCTCCCGTGATAACGAAACTTGCGCAAGCACTCTCAAACGCTTGCGCTTAGTGGTTGAACTCGAAAAAGAGAACAACCTTTAAGGAATCGGTTTCCCCCTCGCGGGGAAAACCTCTCGCACCGAGTACCAACTATGTATCGAAATACAACCACAGATACATATGGTGGTTACACCATCTTTGAACCAAAGGAGCTAAGAAGCCATGACAACTTCTCAACAGTTAGTCCAAGCAGCCCTCAATCGCCAACTTCCAAAGAAACAAATCGAAGCAAACTCTGTAAGTGGCTTAGTAAAAGCCGCTGTAAAGATCATCAAGAATGAAATCAAAGTGTCGGGCACTGACTACTTGATTGAACGTGTGGCGAACTACACAGACACCACCATCACCAAACCAACACTCATGCGTTGGGTAAAGAGCGAAACTCATACGCCGCATCTCAGCAAGCTCAATGCTGTGCTGATTGCGTGCGGATACCAACTGTCGTTGGTGAAGAAGTAATGGGCCTCGGGCCAATAGTGAATGGGAAACAGCAACCCATCACTCCCTATAAAGGTTCATGGGCTGACTCCATGAACAAACAAGAACTCTGGGAAGCTGACCCAAACTGCAAACACGAGGTAAAACCAGCTCCAGGCGGTGGTGTGAAATGCACCAAATGCCGTGGCTGGTTTTGTTACTGACATGGCCCATTACCTCGTGTACTGGAGTTCAGGAAAGAGTGAGCCTCGTGCTTCTAATTGGTACACCTTGAATGGGGTAATCACTCACGCATCACCTGCTCTTAAAGAATGGCAAGGTGGTAGTCACAAAGCACTCGTGCGTTACTTGCATCGCCATGGCTATTCAATAATGCACATCAACAATCTGTGCGCTCCAACAAGCATCGCTTACCACAATCAGCTTAAAAGCTGTGTGGACAGTCTTCTTCAACTAATGAACGAAAGGAAATAACTATGTACTACGGCGTATTAGCAACACTGACTGCTTGGTTGATCATTCTTGTGATCAACATTGTATTGAGCCGCCCAAATGAACACATGAACTACCCGAAAGTTTACTTTCACTTAGTTGTGTTCATCATCATAGGTATCGTCTTCGGTTCGTTTTACGAACTCTGGGCAGAGGTGCCTTATGAGTGACCCAACAAAACCCAAGTATCACTTGTTAAAAGGCACCGCAGCAGATGGTGCCAAAATTGCTGTGTGCGGTAAAACCGTACATGAACATTTAATCAGCAAAGATGCGGTCCTCGTATCTTGCTCCAATTGTCTCAAATGGATGATCAAAAATGGCTAAGCCAATCTTTGTATTCGGTTCAAACGAAGCAGGTATGCACGGTGCTGGCGCAGCCGCATTTGCATATAAGAACAAGGGTGCACGTTACGGTAAAGGCTACGGTCATCATGGTGATTCGTGGGCTATTCCAACCAAAGACATGGACATCATGACTTTGCCGCTTGACCGCATTAACGACTACGTGACTGGCTTCCTTGCCTATGCACGTGGTCACCGCAAGCTGACATTCCAGGTCAGCTGCATCGGCTGTGGTCTGGCCGGTCTCAAGCATTCTGACATTGCACCGATGTTCAAGAACGCACCTGCCAACTGCCAATTCGATGAGAAATGGCGTCCTTATCTGGGCGATGCTTTCACCTACTGGGGAACCTTCTAATGGCCAGGTCTCCCAGAAGAGACCAAAAGCCAGAAGGCATTCCCTTATTGCAGCGCACGTCTTCCGGGCGTGTGGTGCTATTGCATGCCTTCTACGAAACACCCTGTTTTTACTGGTTTCGTGCATCGAAATTAGCCAAACAGTCCAAGCACTATCAGCTCACTCGTCTTTAGGAGAAAGCACTCATGGCCAACATGAAACTGATCAACCACCAACGTGAGTTGGAAAAGCTGTTCAACAAGAATCAGCTGATACCTCGTATCAAAGCTGAGTTTATGAACTGCACTGCATTCGACTTTGTTGAATACATCCAAGACAACGGCATTCCTATTGCCTTTGGTCTTGATCTGCTTGTGCAGATGCAGCTTCACAAACGCATTCAGTTGCCGGCTCTAGTTGGCATCATGAACAAACACTTTGACGATCCACAACAGACAACCGACATGCTGTACCACTGCATGAAGATTGACCTGCTGGATTGGCACAGTGACCTCAAGGTCTTCATCGTGAAGTTCACCATCTCGCAAGAGGTGCAGGATGAACTCGACCGTTTCCAATTCCCATTGCCAATGGTCGTGATGCCCAAGCTGGTCAAGTCAAACCGGGATACCGGTTACTACACCAGTCTGGGTTCCATCATCCTCAAGAAGAACCATCACGACAACGATGTGTGTCTGGACCACATCAACCGCCTCAACAAAACCAAATTCGTCATCAACTCAGATGTAGCCAACATGGTTAAGAACCAATGGCGAAATCTGGACAAGGCGAAAGAAGGTGAAACAAGAGATGACTTTGAGAAGCGCAAACGTGCTTTCGAGAAGTACGACCGCACCTCTCGTGATGTGATCAAACTGATCCAGCAAGAAGGTGAACACTTCCACCTGACTCACAAGTACGACAAGCGTGGCCGTACCTACTGTCAGGGCTACCACATCAACTACCAAGGTGCCCCTTGGAACAAAGCTGTCGTGCATTTTGCCGACGCTGAGGAAGTCGTATGAGCGGACGCTATCTCTACTGCCAGAACACAACATGCGGTGTGTACCTAGGATGCAGCGGTGGCGATAGCTGCTCGATCTGCGGATGGGTAGCTGGCCGCAACATGAACGATGAGGAAGAGTGATGACCAAGAAGAAAGTAATCCCGGTACATCTGGTGTCCTTTGGTATCTCCGTAACAGGGGATCTCGACATCCTTGAAGAGGATGAAAAAGGACAGACAGTGAACTACATAACAGTCGGCTCTATGACCCCAGAGAGTCTCGACTACATCATTGAACAACTCCAGTCGATCAAGGCCAGTCTTGAAGACTGTCCTGTTCGTGCAACTCATCACTGAGGTGTGCCATGAGCATGATTACTGTGAAACTGCATCAATACACCTATCAGGTATACCCTGAAAATGGTGTTGTCATGGCCAACGAACGCTCCGGCGATTGGTTGGTGAATGATGAGGCCACTAAGTTGCGTGTCTACGCAGCTTGGCATCGTCAACAAGGCACAGTTGGCAAAATGTTCAACGGCCACAGCTATGTAAAAGCCTTCGGCCATGTCATCAATCTGAAAACTGGCAAGCAAGTCACTGATCCCAACATTGTTGGTATGTTCAAGTGAACGCTGAAGAGCTTTACCAAGAGATGAAGGATGCTCTGGCCTACTTTGGACTGAGCTTCCATTCAAAAGACCATGTAACAGTGTCCATTGATGGTAACAAACTGGTCTTCGCCTATAACAATCGTTACGTCGTTGTAACCATACCCTAATTAGAAATAACTTCTAAGGAGCACACGATGCAGAAGTTCACTGGTAAGCAATACCTACAGATCGACGTAGCATCCAACTTCGGTCTGGACAAAGAAGAGTGGAACACTCGCCTTGCCTGGTTTGAGGCACATGAGCCTCACCTTGAAGGCATGCTTGATAAAGCAAAAGAGCCTGCTCTGTACTTCGCAGCTGTCCAAGCCTGGCGTGCTGTGCAACGTGGTGAGCCTACTGGCTACCCAATATCCCTTGATGCCACAGCAAGTGGCCTGCAAATCCTCGCTGCACTCACAGGTGACCGTAAGGCAGCTGAGCTGTGCAACGTAGTCTCCACAGGCAAGCGTGAAGACGCCTACACCAACATCTACAACTACATGCTGGACAAGATTCAAGGCGTAGCCATGGTATCTCGTGACCAAGCGAAAGAGGCTGTCATGACTTCCCTGTATGGCTCAGAAGCTGTACCAAAGCGGGTATTCGGCACGAGTAACCTGCTGGCTACCTTCTTTGAGACAATGGAAACACTCGCACCTGCTGCATGGGAATTGAACCAAGCCTTCCTGACTATGTGGAACCCTGAAGCCCTGTCGCATGACTGGGTGCTTCCAGATAACTTCCACGTTCACGTCAAGGTCATGACCCAAGAGAAACACGTAGTTCACTTCAAGGATGAGCCGTTCGACATCTTCCTGGATGTCAACGCTCCAACAGACAACGGGCGTTCCCTAGGAGCCAATGCCACTCACTCTGTTGATGGCATGATCGTTCGTGAAATGAACCGTCGCTGCAATTACAACCCGGCTCGGGTGCAACAAGTGCGTGACGCTCTCAATGACATTGACAGCTCTGCTACCGACGAAGAAGACGAGGAAATGGTTGCTATCCTCTGGAACCATTACGAGCAATCAGGCTACCTGTCTGCCCGTATCCTCGACCATCTTGGTTGGGAAAACATCCACTATGTTCGACCAGAAGTAATCTGGGAACTCATCAACAGCTTGCCTGCCAAGCCATTTGAAGTGATCTCAGTGCACGACTGCTTCCGTTGCTTGGCCAATTATGGAAACGATCTTCGTATCCAGTACAACATCCAACTGATGTTGTTGGCCAAGTCCAACTTGCTCGGTTACTTGATCTCCCAAATTATGGGAAGAAAAGTCAGCATTGGTAAGCTGGACCCAACACTTTACAACGACATCATGGATACAGACTACGCACTGTCGTAACATCATGGAGACTAGCCTTTGGCTGGTCTCCTATTTTTTCCCGTCAGAGGATACACAAATGAATTATCAGGTTGCATTCAACCCAACCACCAAGGTTGCCAAAGTTCAAACCAAAGGCGATGCCGCAGGCGCTGGCTTCAGTGTTATCGGTGAGTTTGCTCATGGTGACCCTGATCCACTGGGCCACACCCATAATCATGTGATGTATCACCATGTTCGTGATGCCCTGTACAAGATCAATGTCTTAGACATGCAAAGCGTCGATATCCAACTCGATAGCGAGTACATCGCACTGACTGGCATCTCCTCGCTACCGGCGACAGTCAACCTGGCCAACGGTGCTACCCAACAGATCGCCAACACCTTCACCCCAGCTAACGCCTCCAACCAAGGCGTGACCTACTCCACCACCAACGCAGCTATTGCTTCTGTGAGTGCGAGCGGCCTGATCACCGCAGGTGCAACTGACGGCGTAGCCACCATCACTGTCACCAGTGCCGATGGTGCTCGTACCGACACCGTAGTGGTGACCGTAGCTTGATTTAATCTCAGCCCTTCTTTGGGTTGATTGACCACTTAAACCCATCCTAGTGATGGGTTTTTTATTTCTAAAACATGGAGTTATCCGCATGACTGCAAAACAGCTATTCCGTGGTAACAGCGACAAAGTTTGCCCTGAAAACTCCCATCTTCGTGTAACGGAAGAAGGCAACATCATCTTTCCGTCACAGGAACTGATTCATTCCCAACTGACGCACATCGTCAGTGTGTTCAAGGAAAGCGAAGCTAAAATCCGGCCACACAGTCACCTGACTGGACCCAGTGGCTCCGGTAAAAGCTTCCTGCTCAAGATGATCTCCAAAGAACAGCGTATCCCCTTCATTGAAGTGAACGCTGCTGGCCTGACCTCTGAAGGTCTCTCCGGCAACTCACTGTCGAAGGCACTACGACCTCTACGAGAGCACTGGAACGAGCCAAACATTATCTTCGTGGATGAGTTCGATAAGTTGTTTCTCCGCAATGGGGAAACCACAGAAGGATTCCGCTCAGCAGTTCAGGACGAGTTCCTGACCAGCCTCGAAAGTAAGTACACCAGCGTGTTCACCGATTACGGTAAATACGATCCAGTGGTCGTAGAGAACAGTCTGTTCATCTTCGCCGGTGCGTACTCCAACCAGAAAATCACCACCATGCAAGAACTCAAAGCTGCGGGCTTACGCACTGAGTTTGTTGGTCGTGTGCCCTTGGTGTTCGCAACCGAAGAAGTCGCCCTGGAAGAGCTGATCGCAGTTATTCCCACCATTGACCTCTTTGTGCAGTACCGCAAATTGTTCAATAAAAACAAGGTATCCCGCGACGTAAACGGGATTATCGAACTGCTTCGTGTTCAGAACGAAGAAGCCAAAATTGGCATTCGCTTGCTGAACTCGTGCATCCATCAACATTTCATGAAAGTGAAGTGAGCCTTATCCGTGGGTACTGGCTGCGTCGCTACTTCTGTAAAAAGGGAGTCAAACTGTGACTGAGAAATACAAAGGGGTGCCTCGTGTTCGCATGACGCTAACCCCAGCGATCCAAAACCGGGTTCTTCACCAGCTGAGCACAGCATTTGGTATCCAGGAATCTTGGGATCGGGTGCATGAAATCACCTGCTACTCAAGCGACTTTGGGCATTTCATGTCCCTGCTTGCAAAGATGGATAGCCCACCGACCTTGAAGCAACTGAAGGTTGAATACGTGGATATCCGTAAGGACATCAAGCGTACTTCGGTACATCAGCGTCCCCTCAACTGGGAAGCTTTCCAGAAAGAAGACGATGAGCTTCCTGTAGAACCAGCGGTAGTAAATGCCTCGTTCCCCGTAGATTATCGGTCAGATGCCGTGAACTTCGGGGATGCTCTCAATGAAGCAGGATGGATATTCTCCAATGAATGTCCTGAAAAAAGTGCCACGTTGTTTAACAACATCAAAGCACCACTACGTCTGGCAATCCTGAAATACCTGGATGAGGTAGACAAGAAAAATGCTGCTGCTAGAGCCTGATCCCCTTGGGATGGCGGTAGACAGCGACAGAAGGGACCAGGTGATAAAGCGAATTTATGAGCGCGTTGTCATCCAAGATTTGGGCTGTGTGATTGATCACCAGCCTAGCCCCTGCCACATCTGGACCGGTCCTGATTCGGGTACTGGTCGAGGTGGGGGATACGGTCGAATGTCCCTAAACAGCCAAACGGTAGCCGTTCATTTGGTTGTGTTTACCCATTACTACGGCTACATCCCCGGTAAAAAGCAGGTAGATCATTGGTGCAATAACCGCCTCTGCTGCAACCCTGCACATCTTGAACTTGTCAGCCACATCAAAAATCAGAAACGGCGAGCATTGCGAGCCAAAGGAGATACCCGTGTCCAATAAATTCCCTCTGTTTGCCGCACAAGTGACAAAGAACTTCGTTGCTATGAATAGCAATGAGTTGTTCACCATCGGTGTCGAAAAAGACCTCATCTGGGACCACTACCTGAAGTCTTTCCCTGAAGGCACCAACCCGGTGTTCCGTGTTAATACGGAGCATGACGGCAGCTACGACCGTAATTTCATCAAGAACATTGGTCGCTTGGTAACCATCACCGACAGCAATACGCTGGTTTCGGTATGGGAAAACTGCCAAGACATGCCCTACCCGTACAACGTGGTAGCCGAGCAAATGGACAAGTTCGTCAAGAGCTTTGCCATTGCTGACCTGTTCCGCACCAAAGAACAGCGTTACGGTTCTCTCCCAACCAAAGAGTTCCTGCAAGATGGCGTCGGTGCAATCACCTGGACCCACTTCTATGGTGCAGTGCCTGCTCGCTTTGTGAGCAAAACACCGGCCAGCATCATGGGCAACTACAAGACTGCGGTTCACGTCTTCCAACGTGGTCTGGTTGAGTTGGCCAGCGAGGCTCTTCAAACAGTCCTCGATCTGATTTCCAATAACAACCTCTACCGTGGTGACGAATTTGAAGCTGCAATCTTCAGCTTCGCCTCCATGCAGCGTACTTACTCGGCACCCCAAACCGACGAAGAACGCAACATCTTCGTGTGGAAATACGCCTGCGATCCTGCAAGCCGTTTCCGTAACACTGCCATCGGCACCCTGATCCAAGACCTTTCCGAAGGTGTTGAGTTGGAAGCTGCTGTGCGTATGTACGAAGCCAAGGTGGCACCGGCCAACTACAAGCGTCCAACTGCGTTGATCACGCCAAGCATGATCACTGCCGGCCTTAAAAAGCTGGATGAGCTGGGCCTAAGCAATGCTGTTTACCGTCGTGCTGCCAACATCAAAGACCTGACCATCAACAATGTGTTGTGGGCCAGCTCTCCGGCTGAAAAGGCCATGCGTAGCGACCTGGAGCAAAGCCTCCTGTCTTCTTCACAGGTGAAGGCTCCTAAGCCTGTGAAAGCTACCGGCGACAACATCGGCATTGACGTGTTTATGCGTGATGTGGTGCCAACGGCTATGACGATGGAACTGCTGTTCAAAAACAGCCTGAAGCCCAATCTGGTAAGCCTGACAGCCCCGGCTGAACCAAGTGAAGCACCAACCGGCCTGTTCGCTTGGAACAACGATTTCGCCTGGTCGTACATCGGTAACCTCACCGATTCCATCAAGGAAAAAGTGAAGCGTGCCGGTGGTAACACTGAGGCCAAACTGCGTGTATCGCTGGCTTGGTCGAACGCTGATGACCTGGATATTCACTGTGACTGCCCTGACGGTCAGATTTACTTCGGCAACAAAATGGGCATTCTCGACGTTGATATGAACGCCGGTGGTGTTCAGAACGCAACTGACCCGGTTGAAAACCTGAGCTGGTCAAAACCACGCGATGGCCAGTACACCGTCAACATCAACCAGTACAACCAACGCAGCATGGACAATGTTGGTTTCCAAGTGGAACTGGAATTTGATGGCCAAGTGCACCTCTTCAGCCACCCACGGGCAGCTGTAGGCAACAAACGTGTTCTGACCTTCAAGATCGTCAAGGGTGAGATCACGGACATCAAATCTGAGCTGGAAAGCTCCAGCACCAGCAAAGAAGTCTGGAGCATCAAGACTGAAACCTTGGTTCCGGTGTCGGCCTTGATGTACAGCCCAAATCATTGGGATGAGAACCAAGTGGGTAACAAGCACTGGTTCTTCATGCTGGAAGGTTGCTTCAACAACGAGCCAATTCGCGGTATTTACAACGAATACCTGAACAACAAGCTCAACGAACACCGCAAGGTGTTTGAGGTTCTGGGCAGCAAGACGATGTGTCCTGTAGTACCAGACCAACTCAACGGTGTCGGCTTCTCCTCTACCAAAGAGGGTGTGGTCACCATCAAAGTGGCTAGCTATTCCGGCGAAGTCAAAACATACAACGTGCAATTCTGAGGTCAGCATGACAACTGAAAACCTGTTTGAATTGGCTTCCCGCAAGAAGCTGCGTTTCCAATCGGCCAAAGGCGAACTGACGGTTGAACAACTGTGGGATTTGCCGTTGATCAGCAAGAGTCCAACCCGCGATGTCAAATGCGATCTGGACACTTTGGCTCGTGACATCAGCCGTGAGCTGAAAGCCCAAGCTGAAGACAGCTTCGTGGAAACGAAGACCAACCCTGAAAAGGCCCGTCTTGAACTGGCCCTTGAGCTGGTCAAGTACGTCATCGGCGTGAAAATCGAACAGCGTGATAACGCTGAAAAAGATAAAGAACGCCGTGTAGAGCGTGAGCGTTTGCTCAACGCTCTTGAGCGCAGCCAGGAAAAAGCTCTGGAGGAACTAACTCCAGAGCAAATCCAAGAAAAGCTGAAGCAACTCGGCTGATAGATAAAACCCCGACTACCAAGTCGGGGTTTTGTTTTTGAGTCTTTAACTCCCCGGAGTCACCATGAGCAATCAAGAAAACACCCCAAAGTATGACTTTCAGAACATGGATGTGAAACTGTATTTGGCCCTCAAAGCAGCTTACACACCATCCCCTGTTTTGAAAAAAGAGGAACTTATCCGCATTGAGCAAAATGCCCACAATGTAATGGAAGAGTTCCGTCTGTCACTAGGCCCATTGCCTCATTGGGCAGTTGATCGTAATTGGGAATACGCACTTATTCCCGGTGCACAACTTTGTACCAAAGATGGTCGTATTGTGGGCAATGCTCATATCATCGGTTTCGGTGATGCAATGCCTGTGTCCCATACACCAACTTTTCTGTGTCTGACAGATGCTGGAAACACTCTTGTGTACAGCGAAGTCGAGATACTGAATAACTTCAACATTGGTGACTGGTTAAGTGACCCTGTTGATGTAATAAAACGCTTCAAGAAAGAGGATGTTCTATGAACATGGCGTATATCGCAATTGTGGATTACATACTCGCATTTGCTGTGGCTCATATCATGGAAAACCCAGACAGTGACTACCCTAGAACCTACGGGGGAACCACTGGTTTTATGCACTCACGCCCTGAATACATGCCTGAACCAGGTGATCTGGTCAGACTGGATTCCATGCGTGATCCTGAGTTCAGGCTCTGCTGGCTGATTGCCGTTACTCTGGACAACAAGAACGGCTTCCACGTTTATACCGTGGAGTCTGTCAAAACAGGTGCAATATGCGACTGGTCAAATGTCGGTATTTCGATATTTCATCGAAAGACAAAAGACAATCATCCTGAGTGGCGTTGGACAGACATTCAATTCTCTTTCCGTGATTTGTGGTTTGCTGCTTGTTCAGAACAGTCTGACCACGTTCATGTTCCTACTTATCCAACCTTTGAAGATGGCAAAGTAATTCTCGAATTACGTCGTCGTTTTTCACTGCAAGATGAGCCGCGTATTTCTTTGGTTGTTGAGAACTATGAAGTGCTCACTCAAGATCAACTTGAGGACATTTATTTGGACATGATTAAGAAAGATGCTTAACAAAAAGCACCCAACTATTGGGTGCTTTTCTTTTTATAAACGTGGCATTGGGCAATACCGCTTAGCCGCCAAACAGCAAAACAGAGGTTATCTTGACTAATTTTTATCGTTGCACTCCACGTAAGCTTAAAGAGCTGATGACTGATGTACTTGCTGCACAGCTTGTGCCTTATGTCATTAGCTCACCCGGTATGGGTAAATCAGCAATTACCCACACTGTAGCCAACGAGTTCAATCTCAAAATGATTGACCATCGTTTGTCCACTTCAAGCCCCGAAGACATGAGTGGCTTGCCGCATTTTAATGCCCGTGGTCGTGCTGAATTTGCACCCTTTGAGGATTTGTTTCCTCTGGATGATGACCCACTGCCTCAAGGCAAAGACGGCTGGATGCTCTTCTTGGATGAGTTCAGCTCAGCCCCCAAAAGCATCCAAGCACCTGCCTACAAGCTGATCCTGGATCGTATGACAGGGCAGCGTAAGCTCAATGAGCGTGTGGCTATTGCTGCTGCTGGTAACCATGCAACTGACCGGGCCATCGTAAACCCGATCAGCACCGCTCTTCAGAGCCGCATGGTGCACTTGGAGCTGGAACTCAGCTTCGATGAGTGGCTTCTCGACGTGGCTATCAAGGAAAACTACGACCCAAGGATCATTGCATTCTTGTCGCAATACCCGTCAAAGCTGATGGATTTTCGCCCGGATCACCAAGAAAAAACCTTCTGCTGCCCCCGTACTTGGGAGTTCATGAACAAGTTGGTCATTGGCAAAAGCATCACCGAGGAGAAAGCTGCTATGTACGCAGGCACTATCACTTCCGGTGTAGCTGCTGAGTTCCTGCAATTCAGCTTGCTGTCTGGTTCTATGATCAAGGTAGCCGACATTCTGGCCAACCCAGTGAGCTGCCCTATTCCGGGTGACAATTCCCTACGTTGGGCAACTGTGTCGCACATGATGGAGAAAATCACCGAAGACAACTTCGCTAAATTGGCCACTTATGCCAACCGTTTTAGTTTGGACTTCCGTGTGCTGTTCTACCGCTCCGTGATGGTTCGTCATCCTCAGTTGCGTCGTCACCCTGCTTTCGCCAGTGCTCTTATTGAGCTTTCCCGTTACCTCACTGACTGTTAAGGAACAGAGATGAAACTTGAACCAGGCCCAGTAATTGTGGCCCGTAGCTCTGGGTTGATGTGTGCAGCACGGCTGATTTCTGAAGACGACGAGCGCTATTTCGTCAAAATTCAGGACAACAAACGCCCGCAGTACATCTACAAAAACAAAGACACCGTTCAGCTGTTCCGTGATACGGACGCTGCAATGGACTGGATTGATGAGGTGAATCGTGGACGTGGAAAATCTACAACGTGAGCTTGACCGAGTTAAGTCAAAAGTCTTTCTAGGCAAAAATGCAGCGTTCCTTGGATCACTGCTTTGCTCCTTGAATTTCATTTGGGACGAGTCCACAGAAACTGCTGCCACAAACGGCTTGTCGTTCTGGTGGAATCCCAACTGGTTTTTGGAGTTGCCCCCAGCTACGAGGGAAACAGTTCTGCTGCATGAGCTGTGGCATCCCGGTCGATTACACATGATACGAAGGGGCAATCGTGACCCAGAAATCTGGAACTATGCCTGCGACATTCGTATCAATAATGACCTTGAAAATGAAGGTCACAGCTTTGTTGGTGCCGAGGACTGCTGGAAAGACCAGTCATTCGGAAACATGGTTGAGGAAGACATTTACGACTTCTTGATCCAAAACCAAAAACCCCCACCGCCCAACGGTGGTTCATGGGGTGCAAAAGACAAAGGTGGCGACATAACCCTGCTTGATCAAAAGCAGATCGTCAGTGCCGTAAACAACGTGGTACGTGCGATTCAACAAGCAAAAATGGCCGGTGATGCTGGGGCTATCCCCGGTGGCATCGAAACCATTATTGAGAAATTCTTGGCTCCCATTGTCCCTTGGGAGCAGCACCTGAATCAGTTCTTTACTGACCTGTGCGATGAGGATTACAGCTGGAAGCGACCCAACAGACGCCACATTGGTGACGACCTGTACCTGCCTTCACGCATACGGGACGATGGTAAGCTTGAGCATCTTGCGTACTACCTGGACGTTTCAGGCTCTGTAAGCAACGCTGATGTGCTGCGCTTCAACTCTGAGGTGAAGTACATCAAAGAGTTTTTCAATCCTGAAAAGCTCACGCTTGTACTGTTCGACACTCGCATAACAGCAACCTATGAGTTCAGCCCAGAAGACACTTTTGAAAAAATCGTCGTCGTGGGCCGAGGTGGTACTTCTTTGGTTCCTGTGCGTGAGCACATCCAAGAACACAAACCAACTGCTGCTGTCATTTTCTCTGACTTGCAGTGTCCTCAAATGCAACCACTGGATTTTCAAATCCCAGTGCTTTGGGTGGCCATAAGGGCTGCTGGTAAAACAGTGCC